ATTATAGTCAAGAACAAGTTTTCAACAGAAGAGCATCCGTGGAATTTTCATATTCCTAATGGGGCTACCCGGTTGTTGGTGGGAACATTTCCTACGGTACAGCGGAATAGGAAGCATGACTTTTTTTACTGTAGTACTACTAATCGTTTTTGGGAAGTAATGTCGAATATTGCAAACGTTCCAATAACAAAAACTGAAACTAACGGCGCTATAACAGAGAGAAAAGAAATATTGCAATCACTTCATCTGGCACTAACAGATATGGGCAAAATAATTTACCGCCAGCAAGGCAGTTCAAATGACCATAGCCTGTTCCCGATTGAGTTTATGGATATTATTAGCTTACTCTGCAATTATCCTTCAATACACACAATAATTCTTTCAGGTAGCAAGCAAGGCAATAGTTCCTTGCAATGGTTTTCTATCTTCTGCGATCTAAATGGCATTCCGTTTAACCCTAAGAAATTAGATAAAGCAACTAATATTATCATCAATATATGCGGCAGGGCAATTACGATTGTTAAAGGGCTATCAACAAGTCGTCAGTCTCGTATAATGACAGATGAGCTGATTAAACATTACCGCTCCATCTTAACGGATACAAAAACTTAGATCATGAATATTGAGGTCGATTACATAGACACTTTAGGAAATTTATCGGCCAGAACTTATAGGTTGACGAGGCTGGCATTTTTTAAACATTTAGCAATTGCGGGGCAGGGATACGCACCGCGCCCTCAAAACCTAATGCGCACGCTTGGAATGCTTCTGCATTATAGCTACTACATGCAAAGGACAAGTTTTTATAACGACCATTTTTCAGAACCGCCTATTCAACTTTCTGATCCTACAGAAAAGGGCCAATTTTCTAATGTTGCGGGGAAAGCTATCGCGGATTTTCTTTCAAAGCGCATCGATCAAAGTCTTTATACCGTTAATTATGAAGCCGAAATGCGCTTAAGAGGCATGCGGGTAGGCAGGGTTAGCCGACCGGACTTAATTGCTTACAATAAAACCGCAAAATTTGCAATCGAAGCAAAAGGCTATACAGGTGGCCCCGGCGATATGATGGAGCACAAACGCCAATCGCAGCAGGGTGGCATTCCTGTTAATTTTACAATAGCATGTGTATCTTATGATTTATTTGGAAAAACTAAGTGTAACTATCATGATCCATACAATGACAATATACCTTATGATAACGTATCGTTAGGTCGTCTCACAAAGACATATTACAAATGGCTTTCTGGCTTTCTTGATGAAAGATATTTTCGGTTTCGTGAGGTAAGCTATCAAAATGAGGGCTTTTATGAGATAGACCTTTTTTACCCATCCTTTGAGAAATTATTTTCTGGTGAGCCACATTTTAGACCATTTTGGCATTTTGAAATATTGGATTATTATCGTCCTCGTTTGATACTTCCTAAAGAGATTATCAGTTATGCACAGACCGGAATAACCAATGAAATATCTCCCTTCATTTTTGAGCATAATGAAGACTACAATATCTATATCGATAATGATAGGGTTGGATTAAGAATTAGACATTAACTTCCTCCTTTTCCTCACTATCTTTTACTCTATTTGTGTCATACCTTGGATCGCAGGCGGGCTTTAATCCGGCATCGTCAAACGCCTGTGCATCCTTTTTTAATTGATCCATTACCTCGTCGGGATTTTCACCCAATGATTTAACTGCGCTGTGCCAGCTGCTAAATCCGTTGCGCACCAGTTCAGATAACGCCTTTACTTCTTTTGAAGGGTCTATCATTTCCCGACGCGGTGCTGTCCAGCTCACCTCAATGGTAATACCTGGCTTCGCATATCCGGCTAACGACGCGGCCTCTACAAACCATTCCCATGCTTTGTCGCAAAATGTAGGTATCAGCATTACCCATTGCCAGTCGTCAATATTGCGCTGAAATTCTATCCAGCCCATGCGGCCACTACTAAAGTTAACATTGGAAAGGTCACCGGTAAGGGCCTCATAGCTTACTCCCATACCCGCAGCAATGCCCTGTAATACCTGTCGGGAATAAGTGTCAAACCCTTCAGCCGGTGGTGGGGCCGCAAAACTTACCGTTTTGCCCGGTGGCAGATGCTCGATAATACCGGGTTCCACGCGCTCCAATGGTTCATATTCACCGGATACCGGGTCGAGGTTGTCATTTTCCGTAATGAATACGGAAAAGCAAGCAGCTATCTTTTGCCGCATCAGCTGCGCGTCCTCGTAATCGTCGAAGTCGTACATGCGTAGCATAGAGGGCGCGGCAAACGGTACGCCGCGTACCTGTCCGGGGTCTTCCAACTCGTAAACGTGGATAATGTCTTTCACATCTACGCGGTCGCTGGTAAGGTCTGCAAAAAATTCTTTTGGATGGCGTTTATACAGCCAATAGGCGACTCTTTTACCTTTGGCGTTATATTCTATACCGCTCATGATATAGCCCCCGTTTCCAAGGTTTATTTCGTTTTTGGTACTATCCAAAAAATCGGGCTCCAGTACTTGAAGCTCCAGCGGTATTTTGCCTTTCACGTACTTGGTGCGTACCCTCCTGATAATACATTCTCCGCACTTGGCAACAGTACGCATTACCAGCTTTTGCAGACCATAAAAGTTCATGCGCTCGTCAAAGTCGCAGGCGGTCTTTTCGCCCCACAGCTTCCATGCCTGCTTTATCTTTTTGGCTTCCGCATCCGACAGTCCGACGGGGGTAGGCAAAATGCCGGTTCCTATGACATTGTTGGCTATTCGCCGTATGCCGTTTTTTCCGTAAGGGTTATTCTTTGCCAGTTCACGGGCGCGTTCCCTTAGTTTGGGCAGTGCGTTGATTATGTCCTGGTTCATCGAGGCCCCGGTTGTTACCCAACCCTCTGTCCTTCGACCCGATGCAGCCGCCTCATATTTGCGCAGCGACTTGTCCATCATTTGCAGGGCCAGCCTGCTTTGTACTCTTTTCTTTCCCACCTCTGGGTTAATCCATGCTACCGCCTTATCCAACCAGTTCATTCACACTTGTTTTTTTCTTTCTACACTATTTCAATCCCTTCCTATGAACGGCAAACCGGCGGTTACTGTTCCCCGACACGCTGTTGCCAATCAATCCTAATTCCTTCTTCATCAGGTCGCGAGTGCGCATCATTTCATTTAAGCTGCGATACGTTACCCGCTTGTCCCCGTAATTCACGTCTAAGGCTCCTTGCGCTATAGCGGCCTCTAATATGTCGAGCTGCTCTTTTGTAAACCCCATTCCTTCTGCTTCATTTTCAGGTCTCCGACAATAGACAAGATGTCGTCTATTTCGCTCGATACCTGTTTATAAATATCTTTCTCCCCTTCAACTTTCTCCACTGCGTTCTGGATGGATGAGCGGCTGTAATGCAGGCTTTGCGCCAGCAGATAGTCGCTCATGTTTGTTTCATGCTTGATAATGTAAAAGCAGATATGGCGCTTGCTTACCAGTGTTTGCTGCCTATTCCTGCTAAACAATTCGTCGCGTGTAACATTATAGTAAGCACAGGTCGCTTCTATAATCAGCTCTTGCAATGGCTTTGGTTTTTCCAGTATGTGTGTGGCATCCATAGTTCTCCTATTCCTAATGTTTGTCCCAAAATGAACTCCGTTTTTTGCGTTGTTTTCCAGTAGCGGTTATTTCAGGATTGGTTATTTGATTTTTTTTCTTTGGTGTCTGTGTATTCTGTAATATTTTTTTCCAGTGTTCTTCTTTCCAGTTATCCATGCCCAACATATTTGCTGCGGCGCGGGCATATACACGGCAGTCTAAGGGTTCATTACGTTCATACTTCTTTACCCACATATACTTATCGAAGCCCCGAACTTTTTTAAGCTCCAGTTTTTCGGCGGTCAGCCCTTTGAAATAATGGGCCTCGTATTGCGGGAAGTGGCAGTAACCGTTCGGATACGAGCCGTCCTCGTTGTATTGCAGGCGCAGCCACCCGTACAATTCGCTTTTAATAATGGATATACCAACGTGCCGGACTTTAATGCCGTTAATGGCTTTGCCTTTCCTTGATATATCCACAGCGCGGGGTGTAGATACCATAATGCTCTGCGCTTCCTGCCCTTTGGTCGGAACAACACGGGACGGGTCATACTTGCGGCAGAAAGCATACACCTCACTGGTGTTATAACCGCTGTCCACCGCCATCATGCGGATATTCAATACAGCGCCGTCCTCCCGTTCCCACGTTTCGTTAAGCACTTCGGCCAACTGCTGCCATACCGGGGCATTTTCCCCGCTCGTATTGCCAAGCAATACGCGGTAATCTATGGAGTAGGACTGTTTGCCTTTGGCCCATCCTACTATTTCCAGTTCGATACGGTCTTTTTGTATATCCACACCGGCGGTAAGAAATGCTATGTCCTTATTGATAGAATTAGGCGCGTAGCTTTCCCGCTTGTTGTATAGTAATTCCCAATCGGGCGCGTCGCCTTCCTCTTTCCATGTTTCCCCTAAAACGGTATTGACAAAAGTTTTCAGCTTCGGTATGTCCGTTTTACAGTTCTCGTAATCTTCCGCCGCATTCGCCCAACTATACCAGCCGTAAGGCGAGTACATAGAGCTGATATGGTAGCCTACTTTAGAATGGTTTGTATTTTCCGGCGCGGTGGCGATCCACTGCCCGGCGGCAAGCATTTTTGTTTTGAACCGTTCCTGTATCTGTTCGCCGCAATGCTCGCATTCATACGTTACCTTATCATACTTTCCCGGCGTGTACCTCAACTGCCCGAAGCGCAATACCTGCATTCCGCCGCATTGCGGGCAGGGTACAAAATAGTACCGCTGGTCTGTGTCTAAGAATTGCGCCGCAATGATACTTTGCCCTTCAATCGTCGGCGTAGAAATGATAAAAATCTTTTTCTTCGGAAAGGTGCGTGTACGCGCCTTTGCCAAATCAATCGGGCTACCTTCCCCGTCCAGATCGAGCGGGTATGCGTCCACCTCATCGAGAAAAACGTTACGCGCTGGCATGGAACGCAGACCGGACGCGGAATTTGCCCCGGTCATTACCAGTATGCCGCCCGGAAATTCTTTTTTGAGAATCGTGTTACCGCTATCTCTTGAACGTGCCGGTTTGATTTTTGTCGCCAATGTCGGCGCTGCCTCGATCATGGGTTGGATACGGATTTTCGAGTTCCGCTCCGCCATGTCTTTAGTCGGCTGCACCGCCAGAAAAGGACAAGGTGATACGTCTATTGTATAACCTATCCAGTTGTTCCCCGCCTCAGTAAGACCTACCTGCGCCCCCTTCATTACGATAATCTCCTGCGTGGGGTCGCCTACGCTGAGCCTGTCCATGATCTCCCGCAGATAGGGGGTGCGGCCGGTACGCCACAGCCCCGGCTCCGCGGTACTGATCGTGGATAGTACCCGGCTTTTATCTGCCCATTGTGATACGGTAAGCCGCGGTTCCGGTCTTAGCCCGTCTATAAAGCCCTTAATTATTCCTAACATTCACTATCCCTGCTCACTGCTCTTTTTTCTTGCTACCTTTCCGAACCTGGCTGTCCGTATCAGCCGCGCACCAAATTTTTATTCATGTACTGCCAAATAGCCGTGCAGTATTGTATCTGATACAGGCAATCGTCGAGCGCATGATGCGTGGTTCCGCTGCGTTTAATACCCGCTTTTATTTCGGGCATTACATCGGCCAGCGTCCGCACATCCCGGACATTGTAATACTTCCACGGTATCTTTAAGCCGCAGGCTTTGTAGGCATCCGCCAGCCGCGACATATCAAAATGTTTTCCGTTGCTCCATAGCTTTACCTCCTGCACACGGGCAGAAAGGAAATTGCCGAAGTCCGCCAGTACTTCCGGGAGCGGAGCCTCACCGCCGCACATTTCCCGTAATGCTTCCGGGTTTTGCCGCAGCCACCATTTAAGCGTTCCGCCCTCTACTTTCAGACCTGCGTCCAAGCACGATTGAATGTCCACCTTTCGGTAAAACACGGCCTTTGTTTCGCCGGTGTTTATTTCAAACTCTATCGCGCCTATGGAACAGATAACTACGTCCGAGCCTTCGCCCATTGTTTCAATGTCCACCATCAGGTGGCCTAATTGCATGTGTTCTGTCATAAATCAAATTTTCAATTCAGTTTCCCCAACGCTGGTCAGTTCCTCCAGCACGTCGGTAATCGCATTAAATAATATTAGGTGTGCGTCGTTTCTTCCGGGTGCTGCCAGTACGTCGTCAATCACGCGGTCAGGTACGGACTGGAAGCGCAGCCTGATCTGCTTGCCGAATGCAAACAGTTCTTTATACACTTTACTTTTTTCCACGACCTCGCCTTCTTTCATGCGCAGCTTCAGCGCGTTCAGGTTGGCTTTAATAATGAGGTCTTTGCGCAGGGCCTCGGCATAAGTCTCGTCCCTATCGAGAACAATACCGTCGCTGGTAATTTCCTGCGCACTTGGCTCTGCGTTCGCAGTGTTCGCAGTTGGTTTGTCCGCCGGTAAGTTTTCGGGCGTTACCTGAATGATGGTGTCGCCCCATTCGCGGTCTGCTATCTCCGGAATGATCTTTTTGCTTTCCGCGTTGTACCCGGCATTGATTTTACGCGACTTGATAGCTTTGCGCACGGCAGTATCACTTACGCCCTTGCTGCGGGCGTACTCTCGTATAGATACTGTTTTTGCGTCTTGTGCCATTTTGTCTTGTCTTTTGGTGCAAACCGTTCGCGCTGGTTTGCGAACCCATAAAATCTCTATCGCTAACGTTTTTTTGGGGCTCAGGGTAGCCGCAAGCCTGAGAGGTGGAGGGGGAACCAGACCGCCCCCTCGGCCCACCGAAGCCCTACCCGGAGCCACCGGTCATCCTGCCGATGAGGTAGCGTATCTCGTGATCCATGTTGCGGTCGAAGTTGTCATCAATGATTTTTTTAATATTCCCTTTTACTTTGTCATTGATAACAGCGCCGTGTACGGTAACAGATACAAGGGGCTTGATAGGAATATCATTACCCGTTTTATTTTCCCTTTGATGGCGCTGAATAAAGCCGAAGCTGCTGTCGCCACCCTTGTACTGCCCACGGGCAAATACGCGGGGTTTTGCGCCTCTGATCATAAAGGCATAGGGTACTATCTGCCGTTGTCCTTTTTTTACTTCAATAGATACCCCCTTACCCGGATTTTTCTTTGCGCGTTTATAATCCCTCGTGCGCTGCACACCCCGGCGGGAAATACTGATACTGCCGCTGCCGGTTTCAAACTTTGGCGCGAATGCGTCCATAGGGATAGGCTTTGCGCTGGCAGTGATATAGCCTTCCAGGAAGGAGGGAAAAGCGTTTTTGTTTTGTATGCCGTCGAGGTTTTTCTGCGGTATGTTGTATTCCGCTTTCACGGCTTTACGCGCTTCCGTCCTGCCCTTGAGTAGAGTCCTGTTAATAGCGCGGGCAGCGGCTTTATCCAGCTGCTCTTTGCTCAGGTTATCAAAGCGTCTCCTGAAATCCTCTATATTGCTGTCAATCCTTATCCGCATCGTTTACCGTTTGGTTTTCGTTAGCTTCAGCTGCGCATTCTTTCTTTTGTAGGGCGGTGAAATAATCCAGCACGGCGAGGCGCTTTGCCGCAAAATGTATCAGCCTGCGCAAGTCCGGATGTTCGTCGAGGTGCTGCAATTGCTCCAGGGTCTGTTTTATTTCGCTTGGGTGTTTGCGGGCCTCGTTCTTTACCAGTTCTATGCGCTTTGCCTGTTTTGCGCGTTCCACCAGTTCCGTGATATAACCGTCCGGCATGGATATAGCGCCGCAGCGTTTGAGCAGCCAGTAACTGCCTTCCTGAATAAAGCCGCTTAGTATGGAGTCCTCACAAAACCAGCGGTAACAGTTATCCGTTACCTCCGTCCATTGTGCCGTGCGCTCCGGTGTCCAATAGCTGTCCTCCCAATAAGGCGGCTCCAGCGTTTTGGGTTTTTCCTCCTTGCTACGCGCAGCGGCAAATGCGGCCCGCGCCATGCTCCTTTGCTCGGAAAACAGGTACTCGCGTATGAACATCACGAACGACCGCACATTTAGCCCGAAGTACTCGCCGTATTCGTCATACACACCGTTACGGATAGCGGTGCGTACTTCTGCCATTGTGCAATGCGGGTATGTTTCTCGCAACTTGCTGTACAATTCGTTTACGGTGACCATGACGGTAGCCTCGTCCGGCTTTTGCCCGCAGATACCGTAAGCCATGTTTACCGTATCGGTCAACTGCTCCAGCACGCCCATTACTTCCAGCTTTGCAAGCGTAGGCTGCAGCCCGGCTTCAATAATTTGCCGGTGTTCAGGTAACAGCCTTTCCAGCGCCGCGTTATTCACGTGGGCCAGCGCAGTACTGCCGTTCCTATCCCTGTTTGTAATGGTCAAATGCCCCGTTTTCATACATTTCTCGTAAAAGTTTTTTTGCGCCGATATTGGCCTCCATGTTCGCCTGGAACACACCCTTTTTGCCCTGCTGCATTGGAGGCCCGTTGGCTTCGGGTTTAATCGGGAAGAAGCCCTTCCAGCCGTTGGCTATGGATTGCTTGATTATTTCCGTGGCGAGTACCTCGTCGCCTCTGGCAAGTTTGACCAGCTCATTCAGGGCCGTTTGCTCCGTGACCACGGATTTGTACCGGAAGGAAAACTGCTCCTGCTTGTATTGCCGCCACCAGTCCCAATGCCGGACAAAGTTTTCGCTATCGAAAGGCAGCGTCAGTTCTTGCTTTTGCACGGCTGGCTTTTTGCTTTTTTCACCGGTATCGTTCAAAAGTTTTTCAGACTTTTCAAAATCATTTTCATTTTTACTTTCATTGTTATTTTCATTTTCAATATCATATTCAGGGATTTGCTTCGCTTTTGCTTCAATTTTGCTTTCATTATTTTGAAGCAAATCGGAAGCAAAATTTTCTTGCTCCTCCGGTTTTTGCTTTCGGTTTTTGATACCTCTTTTACTGCCTGATTCGCTGCGGGTCGCGCTGAGTGCGGCTTCCCGAACCATGCGCCGGTTAATCAGCCTTATGCAGTCACCGTCCTGCTCTTTATTGAAAATTGGCTCATCGCCGCTGGTTAATTTTCCTATTAGCCTTTTAGCCTCTGTTTCCGACACGCCGAGCATCGTCCCGTATGAAGCAAAATCGAAGCAAATTTTTCCCCTCTGCTTACTATCCCACATACGGTACAACAGCTTATGCGCAGCGCCAAAAAGATCGAGTGGCAAATGCCCCCAATCTTTAAGAATGTCACCGATATAAATCGGTATGTAAGGTTGTTTCCCTGTTGCCATTATTGCCAATTTTAAAAAAGCCGATATAGGTCAACCAGCGACATACGCGCAGGATGGCTATACCGGCATAAGCATCAATGAAAACAAACCGCCGGTTCACTAAGGCCCTTAGACCTTCCCGTTCACACTATCCTCCGGCGTATTTGCTTGCAGTGAATATTTGGCGTAATGCTTGCCCTGCTCTCCCTTCACGATCTCCGTCACAATGGGCAAACCCTGTTTACGCCTTAAATCCCAGATACGAGCGCCGAGGCGCAGGCATCCGAATAAATGAAGTGCCTCTAACGGCGTAATTGTTTTGCCACTCACTAAATGCTCCTTCACCTTTTCATTCTGGCTTTCTCTTACACCAGCACCCCTTTCATTTTTCATTCACTCCTTTGACTTTGTCCTCATAGCAAACTCCCGCTCAAACCGCGGGCTGAATACCCGCTTTTGTTTTTGCATGGCGCTTGCCGCCTGTTTCCTGCTAATGCCTAAATAGTCCTGGGCTTTCCTGATACTGGAAAACTCAATCTTATTATTTTTTCGTTCCTCCAACGGTAAGCTGCAATCATAGAGCAGTACCGGAACGCTGTTATTAATATCTGTAAACATCAAAAACCAGTTTTATTAGTGGCCAGTAGCTTACATGCAAGCACGGGGAAACGCTCACCGTTTTTTCTTTCCGCGATCATTACTTCATCACTCCGTGAAATGAACTTGACCGTTTCCCCTTTCACCGCATATACTACCGGCTTGTTTTTCTTTTTGTAAACCGACAGTACGTCCTCCTGTACTATGTAATACATCAGAACGGTAAATCATCTTCGTTATGGCTGTTAGCTAATTGCTGCTGGTGATGCCATGCAGCGTGCATTTCATTTGTCGCCTGTGCCTCCGCGTTGCCAGCGGCACGTACCGTAGCAACATTGTCCCGGCTCATGCCGACCTTTGCAGGCGTAAGCACCGGGCGTATTTCGCTGTACAGCATTTGTACAAGGAATTGCATTTGCTTGGTGTTGTCCCAACCGTCCACCAGCTTACCCGTTTTCGGGTCTTTCATTTTACACGGCTCCAGTTCCGGCAACCCGTTAGGTTGAGTGCGCGTATAATACCATTTGAGTGCGGAGCCGTTCTGTGTAACGATCATACCGGCCTGCTGTCCTTCCTCCGTTACTTTGTAAATAGGAATTATCGTTACCGGCTCGGCAAGGGCAGCGTTTTTAATCACACGTAAGAAGGCGCGGGCATAACCGCTCTCCAGACGCATCTGCAAAACATACAAATCCTGCCCGTCACGGATAACGATATGAAGTTCTCTTCCAAACTTGCCGTCCTCCTTCACATATATGTCCGTCAAAAAGCCGGTAATGTGGTCGTAATAGTCTGTTGAATTATCACCTTTGCGGTGCGCGACCTTACCTTCCTTAATGCCCAAATACGTCTTCGACGCGCTGCTGTTTCCTAATCCCATAAATTAATTCTCGGTTTGATTTGCGTTAAATAATCATTAGCAAATGTGGTCTTAAAAGCATGGATAGTATAGTCCAAGTTTTGTACTACTTTTGTCCACTTTTTTATAACTGATTTATTAATAAGAAATGATCTGCAAAAAGGCCTTAGGTGAAAGATTGAGAGTTCTTGAAAACGCAGAAAACCTGTCCGGAAGACAGGTTGCATTAAAAATAGGCGCGGATGTGAGTTACTACAATAAGGCCCGAAACGGGAACGGATTAAGCCAGGAGTATTTGGATAATTTACTCCTCAAATTTGGACTAACGAAAAGATGGCTGGTACTTGGAGAAGGCGAGATGTATCTCAAGAAGAGGAGAAACGGAAAACATGCTATTCCATTATTAGACGCGGGGGCAATCGGAAAGAGACAAATAGCTGTCGACATGAGGCGGATGAAGGAGTCTGTGGAAGTGGTTGATGCGACAGAATATAAGGATGCCACCGGTGCTATGTACGTGTGTAATGATACTTGTATGGCTCCTAAGTATAAGGCTAAAGATAAAGTGGTTTTTAAAAAAGTTACAGACCTCGAACTCATTTTATATGGTGCAGATTATATTATACAAACTAACGAGTTTTGTATTTTGAGAAATGTGCAGAAAGCGCATAGCAAAGGCAATATTCTTTCTTGTTCTTATAACATGAGTACATGGAAATCTGGTGTATTGAGAGGACGTTTAATGTTCGAACCATTTGAAATACCTATAAAAAAAATTACGGCGCTTTATCTTGTATTGGGAAAACTATAGAGCGAAAGGCGGCCTTGTCATACATTCATGCGTATTGAATATAGAACAAGGCCGCGCCTGCCTCGCAATATTAATTTGTACTCCTTTCAATAAAGTCGCGGAATGTCATGGTTTTTCTGCCTAATAAGCGTTCAAGATCACCTGACTGGTAGTCGTATTCGCCGCCGTTAATTGCCAATACCCAATCAGTTACAAATTGAACAAGATGATCGGGCAAGCCTTCTGCAAGCCTCATGTCAGCGTATTCTTTCGTCGAAATGGTTTCATAAGGAACCGGCTCTCCTTTGATTTCAGAAAGGATACGAGAAATATCAGAAAATGATATGGCTTCACTGCCACCCAGACTGTAAGTTTTATTTTCATGGCCAGATTGTGAAAGTATCACGGCATGTGCTTCGGCAAGTTCAT